ATGCGGTCGAGCTTCGGCACGGACTGGTGGAGCTGACGGATGCTGAATCGGTAGCCCCTGATGGACATCTCCTCCATGACGTGTTCGGCGTCGGCCTGTGCGCCGATGGTTTCCCAATAGACCTGCGATGGTTGCCACTTCTTGACGAGACGGAAGATTGCGTCGGTGCGCTCCGACAGGTTGAGGTGGTCGCGAACTCCGTCAAGCAGGTAGTAGTTCTTGTCCTGCCCCAAGCCGATTACCCACATGACGGAGTAGTCGGAACCCTTCTTCTTGGCCGATGCGGTATCGACGAAGATGTATCGGTTCATGGTGTTTATCTTCGGCTGGCGTCTGATGTCGTAGGTCATGAACCAGTCGCGCTTGAACATGCACCCCGCCTTGGAGACTGGCGAGCAGTCGAGCAGTGCGGCGGCGTCGGCTGGGCCGAGGACTGCGCGGTTGCCGTCGTACCACTCCGGCGGGTGGAGTTCTGGGCAGAGATACTCCCATCCGTCGGGGCCGTCCTTGTGTGCGGGGAATGAGAGTTCCTCGAAGGTGGGGAACTTCGGGTCTTCCTTCATGGCCTTCAGGATTCTCCCGCGAACGTCATCGACGTGCCACGGCGTAGCGCACACCACGATGATTGCGGCTGGCGGGTCTTGGCGGGTGAATACGGAGTTGGCAAACTCGTTCCACACCTTGTCCCGTTCGCCCTTCGATTCTGCCTGCGCCCTAGTCTTGCAGTAGTCGTCGAGGACGATGAGGTTGCCGCCCTTGCCCGTGATGCCGCCCGTGATACCTGCGACGGAGACTATGCGCTTGCTACCCTTGACGCGCCAAGAGTTGATGGAGTTGTCCTTCGGGTCTGGCTTCACGTCGGGGAACAGGAACTGGTACGCGTCGGAGTTCATTATGTTCTTGCAGTCCTTCGAGAACCCCGACACGAGGTCGTCGCCGTAGCCCGACATGATTACGGACGGCATCATGTCCGCGTTGCGTCCTAGGAAGAAGGCAGGAAGTGCGCGGCTCACAATGTCGGACTTGCCGTGTCTGAACGGAACGTCGATGAGAAGGTAGGTGGACTTGCCGTTTCGGAAGTCGTCTATGGCTCGCGTCAATCGGTTGCAGATTGCGCGGGTGTGTCGGCCAATGATGAGTGGAGAAGTGGGCGGCATCCACCATACCCACTGCATGAACGACAGCATGTCCGTCCGAGCGTGTCTGGCGGCAAGCTCCATCTTTGCAAGTCTTGCGTGTTCTGGATTCATTGTGTACTCCTGTTAGAATGGATGTTGGCCTCCGTTTTCTAGCAACTTGTTTATCGTTGCGCGGTAGCCTTCAACCTGATTTTCAAGTCCTCTGACATGACCTCGCAAAAATTCTATGGTGCTGTCTTTCTCACGCAACGCCTTCGTCAGTTCGCCAATCCTGTCGGTGTCCCTTGCGGCGTAGCGACGAAGTTCTCCTGCTGGACACGTTTCGCACTTGCCATCACGCTTGCAACTGTTGACGTGACAAAACCTATCCTTGATGTAGTGGTATGTTGATGGCCAGAACAGTTCATTTCTCTTGCTCATTGTGCGCCTCCTTCATCATGACCTTGCTCGTAGTGTCGATGACCTCCGCCTCGACAACATCCGCTTGTTGAATCTGCTTCTGTGCGTCAAGCGTCCTCGCCTCCCTGCCGAGTTCGATGATGCGGTTGAGGTCTGCGTCCGACATCCCAGATATGCGTTCTGGTATCTTAAGCTCGTGGGTGTGGTTCACCTTCACCGGGTCGTACCAGCCCTTCATCTTACACAGCTCACGCACCGCGTCAATCGGTTCGATGGAGCCGTCCTGACCACGGATGTTCTTGGTGAGCAGAAGCTCCACCTCCTCCCTCGTAGCGACGGTATCGTTGGCGGCGCGGTTCAGCAGGTACTTGACGCGCTTCTGAATCGGCTCCGGCAACTGCTCGTACTCCGTGTACGAAGGGTCGGAGAGAGGGTCGAGAACTTCCGCGCTCGCCCTCCTGATGTCGCCGTTCAGACGGACGATTGCCTGTGCAAGCAACTCCGCCTTCGGCGGCTTCAGCGGCTCCCTCGCCTCGGTCACGTCACGCATCTGCGTCACGTCGGGGAACCTCGGCTCTTCCTTCGGGGGCCGTCCCCGTCTCTTCATACCTATCATATCATCCTCCAACTCTTGCGTTCACGCAGTCGGCTATGTACTGCGCGTCATCTTCTCCACTGTACACGGTGGCGATTATCCTGCCCTTTCGTTCTGGGCAACGGAGCGCAACCTTGCACGGCTTGCCCTGCCTCATGCGGAGATAGTTAGGCGTCGGCTTGCACACGACAAGCCGCAACCTGTCATGCTCCGGCGGCGGGAGTTCCGCTTCGGGGAACAGGCTGTCCTGTATTTCAGTCACCATCCGGCACCATCCTTCCTTGGGCAGTAAAAGGAGCAGTAGTCACACCAAGGATAGATGCATGCAACACCAAACTTCGAGTTGTCGGGCGAGTAGTTCTCGCAATCAGTCTTGTTGTCCTTGTACTCCTTCTCCCTGCGCTTTTCACAAGCCATCAGGAACTTGTCTGTCATCGCTCCTCTCATGCCACATCCTCCTTCTCCAGCTCCGCCTTCACCTTGCGCCAGTACAGCTTCGTGGAGTACATCTGCGCACCGTTCGGCCCGCCGTTGTGGATTCGCGCCAAGACTTCAAGCGTCACGGGGTTGCCCGTCTTCTTGGAGTACCTGTCGCCATAGAACTTCCAGTAGTCAAGAATGGCTCGACGGCTGGCTTCGCGGTCGAAGACGATGGACTGCGCGTATATCCTGTTATAGATTCTCGTCAGGTCGTCAAGATAGACCTGCTCAATTTGGTATAGGTTGTCTGAAGTCTTGCCCCTCTCGCTCTCGACCATCTCGATTGCGTCAAGGAGCGGAGCCACGTTCAGTCCGAATAGCATTACTGCGAGTGCCATTACTTGCCCTCCTGTTGTGTAAGCTGTTCGACGCGGGAGCCGTCGGGCTTGCCCTGTGTGATGCACTTCACGAAGAAGTCGGCGGCGGCGTAGAAGTTCTGCACCGCCTCCGTCCTCTCCTGCTCCGTCATGTCGTCCCACGTCACGGTCTTCCCCTGATTCGAGAAGCACATGCCTAGGTTGTTGCCGGAACGCCACACCGATGCAACGATTCCGTTGTCGGCGCGTTCGCTTATCGCTTTCACTGTCTCGTCAGTCATTGTCTGGTTCTCCGAATAGCTTTTCGATTTCACGCTCCATCTTGATGAAGTTAGCCGCCTCTGACATGAAGGCTTCCCGTTCCCTGTGGTAAACCTTGGCGTCCCATTTCGGAAACGCCATCGCCACCCACAAGTCCCAGTTGCGGGGCTTTGACGCAAGTTCGAGCCAGTGCCTCTTGCAGATGCGGAGCGTTGACTTGTCCTCGTGGCTGTGAATCTTCACGAGCTTCGTCGTCTTCCGTCCGCACCAGTTGCACCGCGTCGGCTTGCTCACCTCTGCGTCTCCTGTCATCTTCAGTCCCACGTCCTATCTCCCGATGGAGTTGCCTAACGTCCCTGAACATGCAGGAGAAGCAGGAGGGCGAACCCCACTTGCCGCACCGTCTCGTGCAGTAGGCATGAGCCTTGCCGAGAAGTATCAGCAACTTCTTGACGCCCGCCTCTCCAACCGCTCCTGTGTTCAGGGTCTTCATCAGAACGGAAGGTCTCCCGTGTCGTCAGCCTTGCCGCCGTCCTGCTGTTGCGGACGGGATTCCCAGCGCGACTTATCGTGCTTCGCCGACTGCGGATGCTCCTTGTCGTACTGCGCCTCCCTCTTTGACGCGGCGGACGTAGCGGGGCCAGTGGCCTTCAGCCTCGCGTTCTCGTCGTTCGGGTAGGTGAGTTCCGCCGTGAAGTATTCAAGGCCGCTCTTGGCCTTGCGCTTCCACAGGCCGAGGTAGAGGGCGATGCCGTCCACCACGATGGTTCCGTTCAGCACGGGCAACTTCGGGTTGTCCGCCAGCTTCTGCTGTTCCGTCACGAACAGGCGTCCGCTCTTCGCGTTTGCTCTCTCGTACTTACTCATTGTCTTTGGTCTCCGTTGTTTCACCATCAAGCGTGTAGTCGTCGAGTTCATCGGTGATGGTGATGCCGATGCCGACATGGTGTTGACCCGTGGTGAACTTGCGCAACCGCAGGTCGAAGATAAGCCCGTCGTCCTGAATCAGGCCGACCTCCGTGAGACAGTCGAGAAGTCCCTTTGCCATGTTGTCCACGTCGGGGCGCGTCACCTTGGCGAAGGTCTTGTTCCTGTTCTTCTTCGGAGTGTTTACAGGGTTGGGGAAGTAGAAGTAAATCTCCACGACGATTGCCGTCGTAAACATGAACTCCCTGCCGATGCCGTCGCCTCGCCGATTGATGTCAGCTATCAAGTGCTTGACGTACTCGTCGTGCGCTTTCCTCTGCGGAATCTTGGTGTAGTGCATTATCGTCGGCTTGCCGTTGACGTACACTATCCTCGACCCCTTGTGCTGTGCCGTCGCCGTCGGCGGCACCATTGAAAGGAACGCTTCGTATCTCATCTGTCGAACCTCTGCCTTCTGTGCTTGCCGCTCCTGTCCCACATCTGCTTGCACCGTGGACACAACGCGAGGTGTTCGTTCTTCGCGTCGAACCTCTTGCCGCAGATGGGGCAGGTGCGGTTTCGCCTGTTTGGGCGGAGAGAAAGCTTGCCGAGATTACTCATCGGTCATCTCCGCTCCCGCCAATCTTCCCGCGCTTGGCGCGGTCGGCCAGCTTCTCGACGTTAATCTCCGCGATTTGTTCGAGCGAGAATCCGAGCGTCGCGCCTAGCCTCGTCAAGTACCACAGCACGTCGCCGAGTTCCTTCACTATTGCCTCGCGCTCCTCCTGCTTGAAGACGCCGCCCTTGTCGCGATACACCTTCTTGATTTTGTCGGCCAGCTCTCCGGCCTCGCCAGTCAAGCCGAGGGCGTACACCCAAGGCTTGCACTCGTTCGGGTAGCGGTCTGTCGTGGCCGCCAGCTTGCAGTATTCGTTGAATTGAAGTTCCTTGCAATTCATAGCCATTTCCTTTTTGATTTGCCTTCCATGTGGAATGGGACGCACAACTGCTTCAGCCTGTCTACGACGCGACCGCCGTATTTGTCGAGCAGTTCCGGCCCACGTAGGTTCGTGGTGATGAACAACCTGCCCTTGCCTCTTGTGTGGTAGCGGCAGATGAACTCGCCAACAATATCTCTCTTGACGCCGTACTCGTTCTTGATGTTCTCCGCACCAAGGTCGTCGAGTATGACGTTGCGCTCGCACATCTCGTCGAGCGATGACTGGTAGCCACCGTGCTGGTCAAGCCATTCGACCGTCTCCGCAAGGGTGAGGTCGATGAACTGTCCCTGCAACTTCAGGCACTTGACGAAAAATGTCTTGCCGCAACCGTAGTCGCCGGAGATAATCATCCCGACGCGGCGCGGATGTGTGATGCTGAACGCCTTTGACGCGGCGGCGCAGAGTGGAGCGAAGTCCTCTCCCGCAGTCGTCATGTCGAATCCGTTGTGCGTCACAATCTTCATCAGGTCATCAACCTTGTTATAGTACAGCTTCGGCTTCTGCTCGCTGGGCATCGGTGCCGCAACGGAAGTTCCCAGCTGTGGGGATTCCGGCGCGTCTTGCACCTGCTTGACCAGCGACGCCAACGCCGCGTCCAGTCCATCCATCGTTTCTCCTCCTTGTCTCCCAGTTGCGGACGGCGGCTCGCCAGTCCTTCATCTTGTTGCTCCCTATCATCCACCCCTTTGCGGAGTAGAAGTCTATGAAGCTCTGCGGGTCTATCCCGTTCTTCCTCTCGTCGCAGTAGGCTCTCACCTCTTCGACCGTCGGGGGAACGAAAACTACCCTTGGGGGTTTGGGGGTAATAGAAGTTTCTTTGCTCTCTTCTTTTATAGGGGGTGTGGGGGAACCCTTTTCTTCTCTCCTTTCTTGCGTGGTCTCACGATGTTCGTGAGATTCTCTCGCGATTGTCTCACGAAGCGCGGCTCCCACTTGCCTCGCTTCCCTCGACTGCTTCTGCCGCTTCTGAAACGCCTTCGCGATTTCAAGGGCGGCTACATAGACTGCGTTCGCCGCAGTGTTCTCCTTCGCGTCATTAAGCGGTTCACACTTCATGCTACGCGACTTCTTGTAGGCGTGGTTCAGAACCCTTGCCCTCACGTCGTCGTCGAGCATGTCAAGCATCAGGGTCACGCGGTCGCTAACCACGAACCCGTTTGCCGCTTGGCTGTAGGCCGACATGGTTGTTCTCCTTGTCTTCATCTGTACTTGGCGTACTTGTCTTTCAGCACGTACCTGTTGGCGCGGCTGTCCCACCGATACGCCTCTCGGTGGAAGTCGCACGACTTGTGCAACGAGTATTTGACGCTCCCGTCCTGCTTCTCGATAAGCTCTGGGTACAGACGCTCAATCGTGAGGAGCAGGGCGGGGCTTGAACGGCGGAGGTGGAGGACGTGGTACAGATGTCCGTAGCTCACTCCAAGGCGTTCCGCCACTGTGACATAACTTGTAGCAGTCCTCCTGTTCATGGTCAGTCAATCCTTTCCATCTTCTCCACCGTGGTCGCCTCGTAGTACGGGGCAACGACGGTCTCCGCAGTCTCGACCGCAGGGTCTTTCGACT